GGTCGCCCAGTCATATCTGAGGGTGATATTGATATCCAACATCGCGTCATCATCATATTTTAAACTTCCCATGTTGGCATCTACTATCCACGCATTATGCAATTTCCATTGTTCAATCGGGAGCCCACTGCCGTCGTAAGAAGTTATTGCAACTCCACCCACGGCATCAACAGAATCAACTTTGTTCATAGACATGTACTCGTCTTGTGTGCCGCCGAATTGCTTGTTTGGGAATATGTACCCAGAGGCATTCACCATTTTCATCAAAAGGGCTGTAGCGTCTGGGTTGATTGGATCGACACAGGTGAATTTTAACTGTTGCCACTCAACTTTGCCGGGATAGTGAAATTTATGATTATAGAAAACATGAGTTGTCTCCGATACTTTAAAGCTCGGTCTATCTACTCCTGTTATTACCCACCGAGGAAGACCGTTCAGATCCAAAGTAAATCTATATTTTCTTTTCGGTTCGGTCGCATTTGTCCAATGTCCGGATGTTTCTTCACTCATTGCTGTTGTTCTCCTATTATAAGATAAATCTTATGTCATCCTGTTATACTATAAATAGTATGCATTAGTTTTTTTAGTCGTCAAAACTTGCACCAGTGTTGGTAATGTTAAAATCTATCGCAATAAACTCGATAGCTCTTGCTGGTTTTAGGAAAATCTTCGCATACATGACATTTCTATCTATCAACTCTGGTGTTGTTGTTGTTTCATCCAGCACCACTCTAAACTCTGACAGTCCAAATTGACTTTGAATGTTAGACAAGAACGGCTCAACTTGAGAAGTAAACCTGTTCCATGTTTCTTGAACATTTTGCTCGAATAGCAAGTTAGCCGCAATTCTCGAAACTTGTTTTTTCACAAAAATCATCAATCTTCTAACATTAATTCTATCTAGAGCGGATGGTGTGACTTGAAGAGTCTTTTGCCCAAATATTACGATTCCCTCTTGTGGGAAAGATGCAATTGGGTTAATGTTTGCCTCATACAAATCATCTCTATCAGCCGAGGTAAGCTTGGAGCGCACATTGAGAACCGGGAAGCCGGCGGCACCCCTGCTTAATCCACCTCGATGGAAGCCAGCGGGTGCAAACCAGACCGCTTTTCTCTTATCAGAATACGCCATGGCACCTAGTGCTGCGACGGACGGTGGTGCCCACAAGGTCCCCCCGCTTATGTCATCTGAAATTCTGACCCAAGGATAATATGCACATCCATAGCTAGAGTTCATGGCTCTTCGCTCCATATTGGTGACTACTTCATCAACATGATTAGTGCTAATTCTCGATTCTTCAGTTCCAGCCCTCTCCGCTTTCGGGTCATAGCCCCCTTTAGGATCGATAATTGCAAGAGCATCTGCTCGATCTTCACAAACATTTATAAGGTGTTGTGTAAGGTTTTCGTTAGTAACGCCCGGAACAGTTGCGAGGTTCATCTCTATAAATTCTGGGTCTGCCAACATGTCAATTGCCTTCTTGACACTGTAATACATTGCATATGTTTTTTCGCCGGCATCAGTTCTGAGCGCTCTTGTGTTATTGAACGGCTCTGCTTCTGTTATATCCAGTCCGTCAAAACCACCAAACAGAGGCGCAGTAAACCTATCATAGCCAGCATC